TCACCGTTCCCTTGGCATCGTAATGATCCGGATGGGTCACCTCGTAATCGTACGATCCCTTCGTCAGTTGCAAGATACACTCGCCGTATAAATTGGTCTCCTTCGACTTGCCATCACAAGTTACGGTAGCTCCCGTAACAATCGCCCCGAACTGCCCCTTCACCACGAACTTCACGTCCACCACCGCATACACCTCCAGCGTATGGCTCGTGTCATTCGTGATAGCTGAAAAATCAAACGTGTTGCTACCATAGCCCAACGCTGATACGGTTCCTTTCATCGCCTCGCCACCACGGATATAGACGTATCCGTTCGCGTCGGTCGTGTAGCTCTTGGTATCGGTCGTGATCATGGCTCCGGAGAGATAGACGGATTGGCCGTAGACCTTTACCCGGATGGTACGCAAAGGGATGTATGTGATCGTATAGTCCTGCGTACGGGTTCCGGATACGAGATATTCGGCGGAGAAATCCTTGTGGTTATCGCACTTGAAGATAATGGGGACTATGGAATCATCATCAGCCGTTACCTTATAGGTATATTCATTTACTTTCTCGTACTCATAATCCCCGCATTCGAACACAGCGTTGGTAATCGTCTTGGATTGAGAGGATCTAAACACGAATGTCGTTATAGTCGGCGGCAAGAGGGTCGTATAGGTAATCTCCAGCTCCGGAAAGGCCGCCCGGCACTTGGCTAGCTTATCGCTGATAGCGGATATGGCGTGAAACTTGCCCGTGATGACGGCGGTCTGCACGTTATTGCCATTCTCATCGATACCGCCGATCTTTATCAACTTGTAAAGGTCGTTCAGGTTCGACACGGAAGCATTGATGTTGATAAGGCGGATACGGTTCAATACCGGATTCTTGATACTAAAGCAACGGGATATAAGATAGAACACGTTTATCCCCGTATTCTCGCAAACAATCGTCGTAAGCCTCTCCACCCCGGATACCTCGAAATAAGCGTCCGTGAGCTTGGATTGGTTACGGAGCGTCAAGCCCGTGAGGGTGCCCGGGAGATACAGCTTGAACAAGATACCAGCCGCCGGCAATACTACGGCGGTTATGGACGTGCCTTGGGCATAGATCTCCTCCATGTTCTCGCATCCAAAGAGATCGATAGCCTGCTTAAGGTTCGGACAATTTTGGATATCCAGCTTTCGGAGCATGTTGTTCGTGCCTACCGAAAGAAAGGTAAGGTTGTCGTTGTGATAACCCGCCACGCCACTACCGATCAGCAACTCGGACAGCCGGGTAGCCTTAGATACGTCGATCGAGCCGGCGTACAGACCGGACAAGTCACCTAGGGATTTTATTCGGCTCGCCCCATAAATGATTGTCTCCGTATCGTTGAATACGATATCCGGGGCCTGTATCAATACCGGCACGTCCTTATAGGTACGTTGTCCTACCATATAAGAGCCGTATTTGACACGGGTGTACTGATCGGCGTACGGAATGATCGTCATATTAGCCGAGGGAGCCACCCCCGTCCATTGATGGGGCGTATACAGACGCAACGTGACGAAATCCGACAGGAAACTACCCGCCGTATACTTGCTATCAATGTAAAGGAAGCGGTTATACGTCCACCACTTACGGTTCTCGATACGGGAGCCTTGGGCGGCGTACAGGTAAGACCCGTTGCCCTCCTCTATCAGCGGGTCGATATACTTGAAACGGCCGTCGGCGTTGTAGATCGCCTCGCACCATTTATCGGACTGCTCGCCGTTCAATACGGACATCACCAGATCGAAAGATAGCAGCCCCTTCGTGCGGATACCCTTGTACATCGCCTCGATCTCCGCCGGGAAACACCGCTCAAGGTTGTTCCATAACACGCTACTCTCACCGTTCCAGACGTTTAACGTGCCTATCTTGTCGTGATACTCTATATTGTATCCGAAAGCGATCAACCCCTCGTTGTTCAGGCCGAAACAGGTGTCGTTGTCGTAAAAGATAAAGATCCATTTACCCTCCTCATGGAAATAGGTAAGGAACATGTTCTTCGCCCGCTGGTCCACCATGCCGAACAACTCGGTGATAAGGTAGTAGGCGATCAAGTTATCAAGGTTGAAATGATTCCGAACCTCGTTCTTGAATTTATCCAAGTTGTCCTTGGTGGATACGACCCACGAGGTAACGGCCATGAGCTTCTCTGGCTTGCGGGTACCCGCCTCGTACTCGGCGTTGATAGCGTCATCGTCCGGATAGCGGGACTCGAAGTCGTTCATCCAGTCCGTCCCGGAGAAATCGGCGGACTTGAAGAGGCAACGATCGGAGGTGTTGTTCGAGAATTCCCAGCTCTCATCGCCATCAGAAAACCCAAAGGTCTCGGCGGTGGACTTGTCGTTGTTGAAATTATACTTACCCACGAACTCGAGCGTATCACTGGCCGTCTCACGGTGGAAGATGGCTATCGGATAGCCGTCTACCGTGGTGCGGACCTCCTTGTCTGTCTTTTGGGGCGGGGTGGTAAGCCCCATCTCTATCAATAGGGAATTGATGACCTTGGCCATACCCGTGTTGTGCGTACCGGAAGACTCGGCGAAATCTGCTTTCACGCAAAAGGCGTTCACGGGGATACTATCCGCCCGTAATGCGTATGTGGGCGATGTCCTTCCGCTCTCCGTGTAGGTGATATCGGCCTTGAACTTGAACTTCCAGTTCTTCCTCGGATAATATTGGGAGGAGGTACCTTGCACGTCATTCTGGACGTTCTCGCAAGAGAAAGATCGACCGGGTTCTTGCAAGTCCGTAAAATAGACCTTGTTCGTTTTCTTATCGCCTTTATAAGTAGGCAACGGCCCCTCGAAGATCAAGCAAGGCAATCGCTCCAACACCTTTTGATAGGTGATATCCCCATAATCATTATATACTTGGTTCCGGTTGTAGATAGCCAGCGCCTTGTCGTAATCGTCCAGATCGCCTATGAAGTTATCGAGCATCTGGTATTGGTTCAAGTCGTTATCGTAGACACGGATGTTATACAGGTCGATCGTACAGCCCTCGCTACCGATCACGATATCCTGCGGAACCTTCTGCTGGAAATTATCCTCCGACGGATATTGCGCCGCCCCGGACATGATGCCGTTGATATAGATGTATATTAAACGGTTTAGCGTGCGTTTCTCAACCACGAAGGAGATGCGAACCCTCTCCTCCTCCTTGAACCGGGTGTCGATCGTGGTCTGCTCGGACGAGAACACAGCTTTCTGGGAAGATATCTGAAGGCCGATTCCCCCGTTCACGCACTCGATAGCGATAGCCTCGTAATCGGTCACGTCGCGGGTGGAGAACTCGAACTCGATGGTCTTACCCGTGGCCCGGAAATCATCCTTGAATATCTTCAGCGGGATACGCACACGGGCGTCACCCGACACACGGAGGGAGGTGCTATCCCGTTCCGAGATCCAGCCGTTCGTCTTGAAGTTGAAGCCGGTCAGATCCGCGGATATATCCCCGTATTTCCACTCGTTACGGTTATTGTCATTATTGCTCCGGTTCTGCGAGGTCAGCCAGAGTTGCAGGTTCGCCTTCTCCGGCTCCACGATCACCTCGGCGGGGGATACGGTGAGCGTAAAGCTCCGGGAGGCCGACCCGCTGGATATCTTCAGGGAGAGATCTCCCGACTGGGGAATACGGTAATTCCACTCGTGCAAGGTGCGGTCTACGCTCTGCGTGGATACCGTGGCGTTGTTCGCCGATAGCGTAACCTCCGATAGCGAGGAGTCCGGCGTATAGACCACGAAGGGGATCGTGAGCCGGTCGTATTGCCGCGCGGCGGTCTGGGCGAAAGAAGAGGCCACGATAGGCGTGTTATCCCCCTCCACGATACAGATAAGGTCGTTGGTAAGCGTGTTGCTCCGGATCAGCTCCTCGTTGATAAGGGCCGTCATGTAGACTTGGAGCGAGTGCGCCCCATGCGTTTGCCTAGGGATCACGTAGGTCAATTGCCGGTTCGAGGCGCTGGTCTCCACCGTTCCCAACTCCTTCCCGTCCAGTACGAAATGCACCGTCTTGTTGATGGCCCCCACGGGCGTATAGCGATACACGATCTCCCCGGAATAGACGAGCGCCGGGTCTATGGAGGAGGATATGGACATGGAGATCACCTCAATCGTATAGGATAGGGAACGTGACGATCCCGTGCTATCCTTCACGGTTACCCTTACCGTGTTGGAACCGGTGATCAAGTGTTCCGTAGGATCGAAATAATTATTGCCCTGCGAGATGGATACCATGCCCACCTTCTGGCTGTTCACGGTGTAAGTGGCCGTTCCCGGCCCGGTCTCGGAACCGTCATCCTGATAGACGCTCGTGAAATTGTATCCCACGGTGACGGCGGCCCCCTCTACCGTGGTGATGAGCGTATCGGTGACGCTCACGAGTTTCATGGTCACGCCGCCACCACCACCTCCACCTCCGATCTCGGAGAGGTTCTTCACCGTCCAGAGCGAGCTACCGGCCTCTTGCACCAGCACACGGGACTCGTCCGGATCTTGGTCTACGATATCATCCACGTTGGTAAGCTCGCCCAGCGAGCTAGCCCCGCCGCCGCCCCCGCTTCCGGAGCCTACCGGGATAGCGTCCGATACGACAATGCCCCCGGAGGTAAGATACAGATTACCGTCTTTCGAGTAGCCGTTATCCACCTTCTTTTCCAGCAATTTCTTGATCGCCTCCAGCTCCTTGGCATAATCCCCGTCCAATTTACCGAGCAGGTCTTTCAGCCGGACCTTCACGTAAGAGACGTTAAGACCTTTCTCCTCCAAGGCCGGCAAAGAGTTTACGAAATCCATGCTCTCCGCTACACGGAGATCCTCTACGCTAAGGGAACCCGCCTCTATAGCGTTCTTTACGATCGGGGTTAAAGTCTCGACCAGTTCTTTAATTTCTTCGAGAGTATATGCCATGGGATCAAGATTGCTTATAGGGTTACCGTCTCGTTAAATATCCTGTCGAAAGCGTTTTGCACCTTCGTATACGCGCTTATCCATTCCTCTCCGGTAAGGCTGTCCGGGGATTCTTGGAAGAAAGAGAGCCTTTTGTTACGATCAGCGGACGCGTACCCGATACGGGTACCGGCATCGTATATGTAGGCATCTATATGTTGGAATGGCTCGCTTTCCTTACGGGATGCCTCTATCTTTACGAAACCCGTGGAAGAAAGGGCTTCCGTCAAGGACTTATTGATTGTCGTTGTTTCCATTTTTCTTTGTTTTAAGGGTTAGTAACTCGTTCATGGCATTTTTCAAGGGGGCGATAAAGGATGATCCCATGATAATCTCCTTGATGGATTCAGCCATAGGTCTCGGAACATCGATAGCTTCCTTGCTGTAGTATATCTTCTTTCCGAAATCAGAGACAGCGATATCCGCCGTACGTCCATAGACCAAGTTTCCTACCTCTTTTGTCAAGTCAATAACTACGGGATCGCCTTCTACCGTAGCGTTAATACTTACTTTACTGAAATCTACTTTCATAATTCTACTGTTTTAAAAAAAATCTATGATCCTAATAAAATATTTCCGTTGTCATCGGTCACTCCGACGATTATGCCGCCCATAACACGAAGACGGACATTGTCTAAGTCAAAATCTGCGGGGTTGAAAGAAACTCCGGGATAATGATAGCGGTACATGTCAGAACTCTTATAAATAGAAAATCCGGAACAACGCATTTGGCCCGTAGCAAATACCGACCCACTGAAAAAGCCTGCGTACTTAGATCCATCCGGAGGAAAATTCGATCCCCATCCGTCTGTTGATCCATATATGGCTACGCCAAAAGTGTTGCATATACCAGATATACATGCATGGGTATCAGCGGAATTGCTCCAAGCCCCTACCATGGTTTTACAACTTGTTCCGGTATTGTATGTATATCCTCCCCCTACAGTCAACCTAAAGGAGGTATTACCGAAATAGTCAGAGCCAGTCCAGTTAAGACCTTTATAACTATTCAAGGAGAACGCACCGATACTCAAGGTACTGCCTACGACCAGATCTTTAACGTTTATCAAGTCCGCTTGAATATACCCTCCCGCTATAAGCGTCTGTCCGTTTATTATCACGCTCGCCAATTTGTTCGCTCCCACACTAGCACTACCTGTAAGTTTCCCGGATAATTCCGTCTGAAGGGCTTTAGCCAAATCTTCTTTTGTGATAGCGCCTTTTTTGGTATAATTCGTAAGGCTATTGTTTAACGTATCCAGATTTATCTTACCAGCGATCTCTTGACTTAATGCCCAAGACAGATCATCGGATGAGACACCATCTTTCCACGCCATCGATCCTAGATCACCTGAGTTAACCTTGTTCTTGATCGTATTCTGGGTACTTAGGTCAAACATGGAAAATGTCACGAAACCGTTCAAATTGAGTCGGCTAGCGTTTATCTTGATCGTCTCCGCCGTCTGGTTGATGCTCGATATGATACTATCCTTAGATACCTTCAGATTAATATTGTCAGCGTTCACCTTGATAGCCGCCTCCATCTCGGTTTTCAGCCCGGATACGTCGGTCTTCTTGGCGTACAGCGTCAAGCTCTCATCCACACCGTCCAGCTTTAAGCCTAGACTTGTCACTGTCTGGTTTATGCTGTCAGTCTTCGTCACGTACAAGGATAACGTGCTGGTCGTATTATCCAATTCTACCCCCATCTCCGTCACCGTCCCGCTCAACGTGTCGATCTTCAGGGCGTACATGCCTATCTTCTCGTCCGTCTGCAAGAACTTGGTGGACATTTCCAACCGCAAGTCCTCCACGGGATGCGTGGACATCTGGACGTTGTAGATATATATTTCCCCCGTATAATTCAAGATGAAATCACCTGTTCCGTTCCATTTGCCGGAAAATTCCTCTTGAACGAAGGTATCCGTAATCGCCAACGGTTTGCTTACGTGAAGCCCCTGTCCGGAGAATCCGGACGTTAACGTACCTGCGGTCTTTACCATGTACATGAAGGATACGTAGTAGGTAGGCCAGACCTTCGTCCCGTCCGGAAGCTCAAGCTGTCCGGACGGCTTATTCCTCAAGTAGGAGTTTACTTGCTTCACTCCCGAATTCTTTATATACAGGGCCTTGCGGCTAGATACCTCTACGATCCCTGTAACCTTATCCTTCTCAGCGTAGAAGGAATCGTTCACGGCCATGAAACGCTCCTTCACCGTGAATAGCGACACGTCGTTACCGAGTACCCATCCTACCGTATCAGCGGAGAAAGAGGCGTTCGTGAGGCAATTATCCTTCTCCGATAGCTCGTAGCGCACGGAAGACATCTCGCTGGAAAGCCTGCCTTCCACGATCTCGAACTTGGTCTTCACGTTCTCCCCCGTATCGAGCATGAACTGCCCACGGGCGTAAAGATTCTCCACGTATATACCATCGCCCTCCAGCCTCCCGAAATAAGGCGTTACCAGACCGTTCATGTTTCCCACCCTTACTTTCACGCAGTTTTCCGGATCGGTCTTCATCCCACGGATCACGTCCATGTAGGGCGTGCCGAACTCATCCACCGTAGTGATCTTCATGATGCCGCTGCGGGTGGAGTTATCCGGGTTGTCCACACGGCAAAGGGTATCCCTCTTGGCGATGTCCGACAGATTTCCAACGAAATTCGTGAAACGGAGCCAGTCCAGACGGTTCTCGCCGTCGGAGAGGTCCCCTACGGCCACTTCCACCACCTTCAGCTCGTACGACTTGGTCATCTTGTAGTCGTTCTGCAAGGTAGGATCGCCTTGAAATTGCTGTACCATGAGGATATCACCTTCCCGGAACGGGTTGTACAACCTGCCCCCGTCGGTATCTAGGTAGATCCGGCCGGTCTCCGGGTCGTAATGATCCACCTCCATCATTCCGGCGAAGATGCGGTTATCATTCTCGCCAAGCAGTTGCGAGACCACGAACGTATATACTTTAAGCTCGTTGCGTACCGAGATCGAATCGATCTCCAGCTTGTATTTAGTCTCCTCCACACCGGCGGCGTTCGTCACCTTGTAAGGCGCTATCATGAATCCCGTCCCGTTCGGGAAACCGGAGGCGAATGTAGGAGAGGAAAGGGAACCGGCGAACATGGAGTCATGCTTCACCTTCAAGTCCTTCACCCATGCCGTGCCGTCGGCGAACAGGCGGAACCCGTTCTCATGGCCGAAGCCGCCCGCATAACGGTCTGAGTAGATGGAGGATTTCTCGCCGGATAGAATAATATCTTGCTCAAATGTAATATCAAAGCCCGCTACATCCGGTTTGTCCTTGCGTAAGAATGTCGTCAACGAGCGAAGGGCGGAGAACACGTTGCTGTCGCTGGCTGGCGTGGAATCATTCGTTCGTATGATATATACGCCGCTTCCACCACCACCGGTATAGGTCTGTCCTTTATAGGTAAGCGTGTCCACCTTATCCTCCAGCTCACCGATCCGGCTGTATTGTGTACTTTCTCCGATCGTATAGACAGGGGAATCGTAAGGTATATCCAAGTTCATTTCCCAGCCGATCACACGGCTGATCCGTCCATCAGACGGGAAGAAAGCGGGGTTTATCAACCGGATCCTCTGGCCTGCGTCATACGTCCTGTTTATCTGATCCTGATAGACCCACTCGGAGTCCAAGGTAGTTGGGTATGTACCGTCATCGATACTTGTTTTCTTTACATACTCCTGTCCTTTGGCTAATAACTCTTTTTCCGCTTCCGGTATATACTGGTCGGAAACGAGTTGGATATTAAATCCGGAAAGAACATATTCATCTCCATTCTCCGGGCACATTATCTCATCGGGAAGCAAACGCCCATAATCCTCGTTCGCTATGATCTCCCATATCTGGCTGCCTTTGTCCGTCCCTTCAGGCTTGAACGTTACACCGAACACCATCCCGTTCAGTTTGCCGGACTGGAAGGTGATTTTCAGCTCTTCCCCCTCCAATATATAATCTTCTTTGAAATCGAGACCGGGATCTTGGTACTGGTAGGCTTTGAACTGGCCGGTGACTTCACCGTCTGTCTCCGTATCCCTGTCTACGGTAGTCACGTCTGACAACGTGCCGATCCGTTTCGGAAACACATCGTCAAATACCACTACGTCCTCCACCGCTTCGGTGTCGGTCATACCGGGATAAGCATCTATGCAAGGAGTACCCTCCGGAAGCATGAGCCGCTTCTGAACAACTCCATTTACTACTGCCTGCTCATCCACCGGACGATAGTTGGCCGGTATATTTCTTGTACCTCCGAACACATAAACGCGGGTGGCATAAGTACCCTTGCTTTCGCTTCGGGTCATGGCGGCCGCTTCAACGCCTAGTTCAATGTCGACAGCGTCACCGAACTCGCAACGGCCAAAGTGTATGACATTATCGGTTATCCAACAATCACAGTTCCATTTATCTTTCGATGCCATCGAAAAGAGGGCGTCCAACAAATGAATATTATCGTATGTCATCAAAAACGCCTTGTTCTCAACCGTGGAATCTATGTCGAAAATGTAATCAACCCCGTTGTATGTATATCCGTTCGCTTTCAGATTACGTAGGAACAGGCCTAGGTGAATATCGAGGGGGGCTGTAAGATTCCAGCCAGCTTCCTGACCGTGACTTTCCGGAGTGAATTTGAAGATTTTCGTATTCCACTCGTAATAATAAGCGTCAAACCTTAGCTCGTAACTGTATTTACCCGGAATAACGGATGGATTCTGAAGAGTGAGGTATTTATATACTTTCGCCAGTTTCCCGCCCAAGGCATCATCAAACACTCCTCTGAGATCCACGTAATCGCCACGCTTGAGATCAACAGGTATGTCCGTGCTGAAAGGGATGGTTATATAATCCTCCTTCATCAGCATGAACCGGCCTTTCGCCCCCACATTGATCGGTGTGCTAAACTTGACCTTGCCTGATATGTCCTTTATCTCGATCATTCTTCAAAGATCGAAGATAAAAAAAGGGTATCCAATTTATGAATATTCCTATATACGACAATAGGCCCAATGTCGTGAATTAAGTACGAATAGACGGATTCGGTTCCGAAAACTTACTCGAAATTTTACCAAATGTCCGGTCTAAACTCTGCGCATAGGTAATACTCTTCCCAAAATAAATCAAATGATAAATCTCGCTACTGTTAGCAGGAATTTGAATATCTACTGCCCCTTTATATAATTCATCGAAGAATGCCTTTCTTTTTGTCTGATAATCTGATTGAGAATTACCTTCTATAGTGAAAGATAGTGTTATTTCTCGTTCATCTACTTTAGGATTATTGGTTATAACCCGTTTCCCATGTTCCAATCGGGATTTGTTTTCAATAAATTCTTTCATAGGCGCGGGTGCACCGATTGTATCAAGGAAACCATCACCCATTC